TGTTGACCGCCTCCTTTTCGTATGGGGTGGCCCCTCTCAAAGAGGCGGCCTGCTGTTATTCTTCGTCCGGGAAGGGGGTAGTCGTCGTCATACCCTCCGGGGGCGTTGTCCCGGCGCGGGCCCCCGAGGAATTGCACGTCGTCCGCGATGCACTCGGAGACCGTGCGCTTGTTTCCATCCTTGTCCTCGTAGCTGCGGTTGTGCCAGCTCCCGATGACCGCTGCCTGCCGTCCCTTGGTGAGGTAGCGGCAACACAGGTCTGCGGTGTTTCTCCACGCGATGACCGTGATGTAGTCGGTGACGCGGTTGCCGTCCTTGTCCTTGTGGTCGCGCTCGACGGCGAGTGTGAAGCTGCAAGTCGTCACGCCGCTGCGGGTGGTGCGCCGCTCGGGGTCTCGGGTGAGGTTCCCGATGAGGATTACTCTATTCATGCTGGTACTCCTTCTCGATGAGCTCGGCGAGGCGCTTTCTGACCTGCTGCAGGGTGAGGAGCTTCTTCCGGGCCTGCTTCGTGGCCGTCGGCATCATGGCCGCGAGGCCGGGGGACAGAGCATTGATGACCGCCGTGGAGCCCTCCGGGGGATTGGCGGCCCGCTCTGCCGCTGCGATTTCGACGTCGAGGTCGGCCAGCAGCTTCGCGTCGCTGATTTGGGTGGGCGGGATGGCGGGCGGCGTCTGCTGCCGCCCTGCGAAAATTCCGCGCTTCTTCTTCATGGTCTTGGTCTCCTTTCATCCGACGTATTCTTTCGGTGGGGTCTCGTACTCCTCGCCGATTTTCTTCCAAAGATGGAGGCAGTACGGGTGCCTGTTGACGTACTCGCTGCGGGGCGGGTGGAACTGGACGACGCACTCCTCCTCTCCCCAGAAGATGTCCTTCACCATGCACATCTCCTCCCATGTGGGACACCGGCGGGAGAGGCTGACGCTGACGTGCTCCCAGCCGCCTCCCCAAGAGGCGATGACGGCGATGGCCGTGGGCTTGTAGCATGGGTGGTTGATATAGGCCGCGAAGCCGTCCTCTCCGCTGCTGACGATGCGGAGCCGGTAGTTGGCCTTGATTTCGGAAATTGGTCTCAATATTCTCTCCTCCTATTTGGTTTCCTCCTTTTACTGGTTTGCCTCAAAAAAAGCCCTTGCGAAGCCGGGTGGGGTTATAGCTCTAAATTCTGCATCTGTCTTCGGCGATGCGAAAGACAGTTGCGGAATGAGTTTATGTGAAGACTTGTGTAGATACGCAAAATTCGGTTTGCTTCTCCCTGGCCTTGAATAGAGAGGGATTTTGTTTGGGACATCCTCCCACGAGGAAAACTTCTTTTCCGGGATGCAGAACTGTCCCCAGATGTCTGTCCGTTTTGTCCAGGGGTCTCCATATTCCCAGGGCTGGAAGGTAAGGCGCGGCTTCCCCATGTATTCGCGCAAGTATCCGACAGGGTTTTCAAGAGCCCAGAATCGTGGCCTGCATTCTTGTATAATCCTTAAGCAAGCCATTACTATCTTTAGGCCTTCGTCTGGTTTTCTCTCTCTTGCTTCTGCCTTGCAGTTTAGCACCGAAAACTCAGTACAAGGGGGGCGGCCAAAATTCCGTAGACGTTTTCCGGGGCTTTGTATGTGAGAACATCATATTCCGGCAAGGTGATGTTTCTTACGTCATATCCTGCGAGCTGGTAATACCTGCTCCAGCTGCCCGTGCCTCCGCATAGGTCTAAAATGATTTTTTCGTGATTTTCCATAGGTTCCTCCATCGTCATGGAGGCGGCGCGCCTTTATCTCGAGACCTCCTATGGTTGTAGTTAATCAAGTAGCAACAGAACGCCGTTCCGGCCCAGAGGCACCTTGTAAGCTTCAAGCTCCTCTGGGGTGGCGTACTTGTGCCCGAAGTGCGTCTTCATGTCGCGCCAGACCTCCCAAGGGATGCGGAAGACGTCTCCGCTGCCGAAGCCGGCGACGACGAAGCACATGGCCCCGGCGGCAAGGTGGTCGTCCAGCCGGGCGGCCTGCTCTCGGGTGACGCGGCTCTGCTCCATCTGGGCCGAGTGTGTGTACTTGGCCTCGAAGACGACGGCCCTGCCTCCCTTGAGGGTGCCTTTGTAATCCGGCTGCGCGGCCTTCTCGTAGTACGCGATGAATTTCCCGTTTCCGAGGTCTTTGGTGGGCCGCATGGGCTCCGGCGTCTTCTCGACTACTGCCTCGCCCCGCTGCTCATAGTAGCGGAGGGAGAGGTCGATGTACTCCTCGAAGTGCTTGCCCTGCGCCCGGCTCACGGCCCCTTGGTACTGCTTCATCGGGTCTTTTTTGTGGGATGTCGGTCTGTGCGTTCTCTGCATGGTCTCTCTCCTTCGTTTGGCTTCTCCGTTGTGTAGCCGCCCCGCATGGCGAGCTGGTGCTCCCGCACGAGCTTGTCGATGACGCGCCCGATGCTGTTGTAGCCGGCCATATCCGCGAGGTGGCGCAGGTGGTAGTAGCTCTGGGCCGTCACGACGACGGTGATGCGCTTGGTTCCTTTCCTCACAGCGGCTTTCCTCCTTCCTTCCAGTATTCGACGAAGTAGGTGTAGCTTTTGGAGGTTCCGCGCTTCTCCTTGGCCTGCCGGACGGCGTAGCCGTTCCGGGCAAGTATCATGACGAGGGTATCGCGGTCTGCGGCTGAAACACAGTCGATTTTCCTTCGCTCATCCACTGTTGTCGCCTCCTATCATGCCGGGCGGGTGCTCCCGGAGGATGTCGTCGCCCCAGATAGGCTTTAGGCTGTCCTTCATGAAGACCGCCGCGCCCGCCTCGTGGGCCTTCTTAACGATGGCCTCCACCCATTCCCGCTTCGGCTGCTGCTTCCTGCTTCCGGGGCCCGTCATGGCTCCGATGATTACCCATCCGACGCGCTCGAAGGGGTTTTTGTCGCCGGTGGCCTCGGCGTCGAATGGCTCCAAAAGGGGCTCGACGCTCACGAAGGTGTTTGCCTTGTCCCAGAAAAAGAAAGGCATATCCGGGCCTGTGATGGTGGTTCCGTACCAGAAGTTCGGCTCCGTGGGGAGCTTCCCGGCGCTGGCGAGGTCGCAATACCGCTGCGGGTTCTTGGTGAGGAACAGGTAGGTGTGCCTCGGGGCCCGGCGGCAAGCGTCAAAGACCTGCTCTATCCAGCCGTCCGGCACCCAGCGCCCGAACAGGTCTGCCATGCTGCCGACGAAGATGGTGGCGGGGGTGAGGCGCTTCTCCGGGTATGTGAGTGTGTACTTGTGGAGCGTGGGGGCGAAGTTCTTGGGGTAAGGCGTCGAGCGCCGGTAGTTTCCCTGCCAGTCCTTGAGCTCCGTGGGCTTCTCGACGACGTAGCAGTCCACGCCTTCGTTGACAAACGCCGTGATGCCGCTCTCATCCGGGAATTCGTCAATCTTGGGGCCAAACCGCGTTGCGATGCGCCGGGCGTAGCAGTAGGGGCAATCGTGCCGGCAGCCGGTGACGGGGTTCCATGTGTGGCTGCACCACTCAATTTTCGTCTTGTGGATGTTCATGCTGGGCCTCCTTCGCTGTTTCCGGGAAGTGCGCCGCCTGCCCGACGTACTGCCGGGCAGGCGGCGCTGACGTACTGGCGGCGTTCCTCCTCGGAGGTAAAGGCTGCGGGTATTTTCTCGCGGGTGAAGCTGTCCATGAACCGTTTTGCCCGCTTCTTCAAAATTCGCCTGTTCATAAGGCGTCCTTGACGATGTCCGCAAGGTGTTCGAGCTTCTCCGTCTCCGCGTCTTCGTTTTTGCCGAAGATGACGGCGAGCTGGTTGAGCATGATGGACACGTCGGCCCGCTCCTCCGCGATGCTCTCGACAATGTCGTCGTAGTCCCCTTGGTTAAAGTCTTCGTGCCGGATGTACTTGAGGAGGGCCTTGGTGAGCTCGCTCATCTCCTCGATGGCGACGAGGATTTGGGCCCGCTCGCCGAACTTCTGCACCGCCGCCTTATAGAGCTCCTCCTCGCTCACCTCAATGGTGCTTTCGTCGTTCCCGTCCAGAGATACCGAGATGTCGGATTTCAGATACAAAGCCGGGCGGACGCCGCCGTTGCCGTAGTACGCCCTGCCGTAGCTGAGCGTCCCGTCCGAGTTCACGCCGCGGACATAGGATGATGAGTAGCCTGCCCGCTCGGTGGAGTACGGCGTCGCCAGCCACCACCAGCCCTCGTCGTCTAGGGGCGGGAGGATGTCGCGGTGCTGCCGGTACTCATCCTCGGTGAGCAGGCCCACCTTCGTCTTGGCGTTCCCGTAGTCCTTGAGGCCGTCGTTGCTGGTGAGGTCGATGAACTGTTCCTCGACGGCCCCTTCGCCGAAGGCGTCCTCGATCCTCTCGAGGAATTCCCCGTTGAGGTAGGCCAAAAGGGTGCTGACGCCGAGGTCGTTGCGGTTCTTCTCATCGAAGGCCCGGCGCTCGACGATGCCGGTGGAAACGATGTGCGTGACGATGGGTAGCCCTTGGCTGCTGTTGGTGTGGCCCAGCACGAGCCACTGGATGCCCGCGCCGTAGAAGGTCTGCCCGCGTTTGAGGGTTTTGAGCTTCGCTTTCATTTCGTATTACCTCCCGTTTTCGGTTTCTTGGTTTCCGGCTCGGCGACGCAGTTGCACCGCTCCGGCCCGTTGAGGCAGGGGTTCTTGCAGTTGCCGTTCCGCTTGTAGCCGCAGTCGGCGCAGCAGAAATTCCCGTGCCGCCTGTCGCAGTTGAAGATTTTACACATTCTCGGGGTGGTCTTGCTCATACAGCCGCCTCCCCGTAGGGGTCTGGTAGGCTCCAATCCCACGTCGCCCCGGTTTTCTCGTAGGTCTTGCGGAAATGGTTCCGAAGGCCATCCCCCTCGAAGAAGAAGTAGTCCTCCGGGAGGGTTCTCCCGACGCCTTCCGCGCCGCGCTGCTCCGCCTGCCACCTCTCGAGGACGTCTCTGGCGAGCGCCTCGAGCTCCGGCGTGACCGGCGAGCTCTCGTAGTAGGCAAACTGCCACGGCGTAGTGAGCACCTCCGCGAGGGTCTTCCCGTATGTACCGGCGTCCAGCCGGTTGAGGGCGCACCATGCGACGGCTGCCTTCTCTGCGTCGCTGGGGACGCCTCTGGCCTCCGCCCAGATGGTCTTCGCCAGCATTTCGACGTCCCTCTCGGTGTAAAGGGGCTCCGGCGTGACCGCAGGGGACGCCACAGAGGACACAGGAGGGCTTGTGACGTTGGGGCGGTATGTTTCCCCTGCCGGGGCGGCGGAGGGCAGCCCGGAGATGTCAAGGCCCGCAGAGGAGTACTCTGGCAGGGTGAGCAATCCTGCCGAAAACACAATCGCCACCAGTAGCATCGCCAGTGTGACCGCATCCTTCACCTTGCTCATTCGTAATCATCCCTTTCATAGCGGGCCTCAAGAGCCCTTCTTTCTCGCTCCTCGAGGAGCTTTGCTTCCGCGTCTTCCCCGCCGACCAGAGCGAGGAGGTCTCGGGGCTCCGCAAGTCGCCGGTAAAGAGCCTGCCGCTCCTCGTACCGCCGGTTCACTCCCTCGATGAGGCTGCGGGTTCCGTCGTCGAGCCCGGCGCTGACCGCCTCGATTTTCTGTCGGAGGCTTCCGGGTAGCATCGCCTTCCGGCGCTGCCGCTCGACCTTGTCTTCGTATGCCTGCATGAACGCCACCCTGTCGAGACCTGCCTTCGCGGCGTGGCCTCGTGCGTATGCGACGTGCATGGCGTAAAGCTGTCCGTATCCGATACTGTCCACCGCCTCGGCAATAGTCCTCGGGAGGGCCCGGTAGATGTCCCCGTGGTTGTACTCTCCCTCGGTGTCGAGGTACTTGGAGACGACCTCCCACGCTTCGTCCGGCGGTATGATGTCCGGGTGGGCGATGCGTGTCATAATCTCGCGTATCTCCGCGATGGACGGCGGCCACTTCGACGTGCTGATGTGCTCCTTGACCGCAAGGGCCACGAGCCCGGCGTCGTCCTCGGAAAACATATCGGCCCAGATGGCTACCATCGAGCGGATATGCTTTTCGTCCCGGAACTTGTCGAAGTTCGGGTAGGCCGTCGTGATAATTCCGATGACCTTGATGGTCTCCTCCCGCGTCAATATCCGTCGCCTCCTTCTTCGCCGAGCATGGCCTCAAGGACGCCGAGGGTGTCCGGCCTGCCGCCGGGCCCCCGTGGGGGCGGCGGGGGAGGATAGTCCTCCGGCCCGTCGTACTGGTTCTCCCACGACTTGCTATTCAGCCATGACGCAGGGTGCGGGGTGTATCTGGTTTCCCGGAAGCGGGTGTCACACCGCTTGGCCGTCTCGACGGCGGCGACGATAGTGTCTGTGAGCTCCTCACTCGGTTCTATCTTCGCCCATGCCTTTTCGGCGTCGCCGATGCTGACCTTCCGGGGGTATATAGCCCAGAAGCGATTGAAGCGGGCCTCTTGGGTCTTGGACAGGGTGGACGGTTTACGCCTGCGGGGTCTGGGCGGCTCCTCCTCGCTAAAATCCGGGTCTACGCCGGGCGATTCGGGTGGCTGGCCCACATCATCCCCCGGAGGGGGGTAAGGGGGGTTATCCTCCTCATCCTCTTGCTTGTCCTTTCCTAATCCTTTATCCCTTCCTTTATCCTTTATGGCTTCGGGTTTGCTTTCGGGTTGCTTCGAGTTGCTTCCGTTTTGCTTGCTGTTTGCTTCGCGCTTGCTTTTGCCTCCCTTGCGGCCTGCTTCCGCTCTCGCCTTGCTCCTGTCAAGCACAGGCTTAACAAAGGCGAAGCAGCTCTTTGGGACGCCGGAGATGGTAGGCTCCGTGTCGTTGAGCGCGTACTCTATGAGCGCGTCGTAGAAGGCGAGGCGCTGTTCGTCGTCCAGCTCTTTCGCCCCTTCGTAGTAGCTGCGGAAGAACATGAAGCCTTCGCGTGCTTCATCCGGCACTTGGGTTCACCTCCTTTGGAGGAAGGGGGAGGCGGGCCTCCCCTCATTCCATAGACACGCTGCTGCCGTTCTCTCCGCCCTGCACGATGATGTTCTGCGGGAACCGCGCCTTCATGGTGGGGTCGTGGCTGATTGCGAGAATTCTCATTCCGGGGTTGCGGGCTGCCATATTGGCGAGGGCGTCCGCGTATGCCTCGGTGCCGTCGGCGTCGAGGAAGGGCGGTTCGTCGATGAACAGCATTCCGAGCTGTACGCCTGCCCGGCGGGCCTTGACGTCTGCGAGGCCGAGCGTGACGGCCAGCGCGATTTTGACCTTCTCGCCGCCGCTGTGGCTCTGGTAGGGCCTGCTGCCGCCGGTGATGCTGTTTATCCACACCTCGAGGCTGTTCACGATTTTCTGGGTGCTCTTTTGCTCCTTCTCGGTGCGGATGTCAACCGCCATGCGCCCGCCCGTCATGGCCGCGAGGATGTCGTTTGCCCGGTGCATAATCTCGGGGACGACGCCTCGGATTATCATGTACTGGATGCCGTCGAGCCCGAACGCCTGCACGAGCGTCTGGTAGTCGTTGAGGGCTCTGGCGATGGCCGTGATGTCCTTGCGGTACTCCCCGGCCTGCTCCTCTGCCTCGGCAATGGCGTCGAGCTTCGTTCTGGTGCCGCCCTTGCTGGCCGAGAGGGCGTTGACGGTTTCCGTGAGCTCCCGGCGGCGGGCCGTGAGGGCCGCCAGTGTGCAGCCGCCCGTTTCTGCTGGTATCTTGCTGCGGATGGCCGCCGCCTCGACGATGGCCGTCGCCTGTTTCTGCTTGAGCTGCTCGATGTCTGCCTCGAGAGAGGACACCTGCGGACGCAGGGCGTCCGATGTGGCCGATGCCGCCCTACACTGGGGTAAAGTGTCGGCCAGCGCCTTCTTCGCGTTTAAGGACGCTCTGGCGGCCTCTGCGCGAGTGTGGGCTTCGCGGTACTGCGGGAGGGCTGCGTTTGCCTCCTCGATGGCCTTCGTGGTCTCGCGGATGCGGGCCTCCTCGGTCTCGATGGCCTTGGTGAGCTCCTCGACGAGCGTTTCCGCTGCCGCCAGCTTTGGAGCGAGGCCGGCGAGCTGCCGGTGCCCGGCTTCCTCCGCCGTAATCTCCTCGAGCTCCGCTGCCGGGTCTCCGATGGCCGTATATGCGGCCTTCGCCTGCTGGAAGGCGGCGGTGAGCTGCTCGTACTCGGTCTTTGCCGCAGTGCGGTATCCGTTGAGCCCCTCCCGGAGCGTTTCGAGGCTGTCCTTTGCCGCAACGGCGTCTTTGAGGAAATTGCAGGTCGCATTCTCCGGGGCCGGGCATCCGCTGTCTTCGAGTAGGGCCGCCCGTTTGGCGTAGTAGGCGATGCGCTCCTCCCGGCGGGAGATTTCCGCCTTGACCTCTGCGAGCTGGGCGTCTCTGGCCGCCTTTGCCTCGAGCACGGCTTTGTGGGCCTGCTGGAAGCTGCGGAGCCGGGCCTCTGCGTCCGCCCTCCGGGTGCCGAGGGCCTCGATGGCTCCCTGTGCCTGCCGGATGTCCTCACCCTTGGCGATGATGGCCTCTGCCTCCGCGATGGTCTGCCGGGCGCTTTGGATGGCGCGGTCTGCGGTGATGAGGGTTTTCTCCTTGTCGGCGATGCTCTGGATGCAGGCCCTCATCTTCTCTTCATCCGGGGCCGCCGCCTCGATGACGGCGCGGGCCTGCTCGACGGCTGCTGCCGCTTCCTCTGCTGCCGGAGCGGCTGCGGCGAGCGTCTCTGCGTTGGAGAGCTGCGCCTTTACTGCGGCGAGCCGGTTGCCCTTGTCGGTAATGTCGGCCCCCGTGGCCGATGCTTCTTGCTCCTTGGCCTCCGCCTGCTTGGTGAGTTCCTCTCGCATGGCCTCGCTGCGCTGCGCGGCGGCGATGGCCGTCTCGAGGGTCTCTGCCTCTTTCTGTGCGGCGGAGATTTTGTCGTCGTACTGCCCGAGCTCAGCTTCGAGCTCTGCCTTCGCGGCGATTTGCTCCTCGAGGACGGAGAGGCGCTCGCGGGTAGCGGCAATCTTCCGGCGCTGCTCGCTGGCCCCGTCCTTGGCAAGGTCTTCGAGCCGGCCATAGATGTCCAGCCCGAGGAGGGCCGAGAGAACTTCCATGCGCCTGTCGCTGCTGGCCTCGAGGAATAGGCCGTAGGCGTCCTGCCGGATGAGCGCCACGGAGCAGAAGGTGTTGCAGTCCATTCCGAGGACGCGCTCGATGCGGGCCTGCGTCAGCTTCATGGTGGTGTCGCTTTCGTCCAGCCATTCGCCGGTCTCGGGGTCGCGCCGGTGGATGGCGAGTGTGCCGCGTCCGCTCTTGGTTCTGGTGCGGATGACGCGATAGGTCTCTGCCCCCATGCCGAAGGTGAAAGTGATGGCCCCGCTCTTGGTGCCGTCCCGCACCCAGCCGCCGATGTCTTCCTTTCGGGTCTGCTCATAGAGGCAGTCGGCTATGGCATCCATAAAGAGGCTGCTCTTGCCGACGCCGTTCTGCCCGTTCACCATAGCCATGTGAACGTCCGAGAAGTCGAATTCCGCCTCGGTGTAGCTGCGGTAGTTCTTGACCTCGATGGAGATGGGGGCGAAGTTGCCGGTGCGCTTGTCGGCGTCCCTGCCGTCGTCTGCCTTCTTGATGAGCGGGGCAGCGAGCTCCATGAGCCGGGCCGCCTCCTCCGGCGTGACCTCGAGCTTCTTGAGGTAGCGTTCGAGGGCCTCTGTGGGGCCTTCGTGCTCCGTGACCTCGCTTTCGCCGGCGACGTCTTCGACGTCCTCCGGGAGCACCTCTGCGACATAGAACGCGCCCGCCGCCAGCAGTTTCTTTTGCAGGTCGGCTTTGTTGAGGGCCTTTTCCTGCTCTGCGGTGCAGTTGTAGCGGACGCGGACGATGGCGTCCTTGAGCGGCTCCGGCGCTTCCGGGAGTTCTCCGCTGGCCGTGAAGGCGGTGACGTCCTCCGGCCCCATGCGGTAGGTGTAGTGCTGACGCTCCGGCGTCTGGTCGAACTTTGTCTCAACTGCGGTGCCGGGTTCTCCGACGGGGGAGGTGTAAATCCGATGGAGCCAGAAGCCGTGCTTGACACCTTCGTCGTTGAAGTTGAGCTGATTGGGGCTGCCGCAGTAATAGGCCGGGGTATTGCACGGGAGTTTCTGCGGGCGGTGGATATGCCCGAAACAGGCGAGGTCTACGCCGGTGCTGTCGATGGTCGAAGGGAGTATGACAACGTCCTGCCCCGCGAGGAAGGTGCTGCCGTTGTCGGCCTCGCTGCCGGCGACGGTGTAATGGGCCACGAGGATGCTCGGGATGCTCTTGTCGAGCTCCGTAGAAAGCCCGAGCAGAACGTCGTTGATGAGCGCGGTAGCGTTGCGGTTCTCGGTCTCCTTGTCCGCTCCGGGGCAGAACAGCCGCAGGCGGCCTTTGTCGAAGCCGGGGAGGGCCAAAATCTGAACCGGCCCGGCGCTGGTGGTGAGTTTCTCGACGCCCGGCGCGGTGTAGATGTGGAGGTTCTTTTCGTCCTTGGTGATTTCCCGCACAGTCTCGAAGGCGCGGGGGTTGTCGTGGTTCTCGGTGCCGAACAGCAGGACGACGTGCTCGCTGCTGCGGCACAGAGGTCGGATGAATTCGGTGATGGCGTCGTTCACGTCGTCGAGGGCGGTGTCGGCCCAGACGCGGGAGCGGTTGAACAGGTCTCCGGCGATGATGGTGACGTTCGGCGTCTCCGTCGCGGCCCGCTGCGCGATGTACTTCATGCAGGCGATGGTGTCCTGTCTGCGGGCGTTTTTACCGCCCCGAACCGGCCCCGTAAGGTCTCCGAGGTGGATGTCGGCGGTGTGCAAAATCTTCATGTAAATCCCCCTTTAGCGAATAGTCATAGAGAGGTTGTAGATATACTGGCCGCATCTGACGCAGCGGTCTTTCTTCCTCCAAAATCCAAGTTTTTTCATTCCCCGGACGCTGCCGGTGTGGTGGATAGACGGATGGCGGTCTTTCTGTGCTTGGGTGAGGCGTTCGTACTTCATGACGGGGCTCCCTTCTTTTCGGAGGCGACGGTGAGGGCCACGGCGAGCTCATTGAGCATATCTCTGATGGCCTCGGCGTCCTCGACGAGCTCGCGGGCCGTGGCCGGGACACCGTTCTTCCCGCGCCCCTCAATCCAGAGCTCAACGTGCTCATCTACGTCGAAGCCGTCGGCGTACTCACGGACGTTCTTGACGAAATTCCCCTTCTGAACGCCGAAGATGAAGTCTTCTCCGGCGGGTGAATACTTTTCGAGCTCCACATAGTCTTCCTCCGGGTCATCGTGGACGCGCCAGTCGAGCGCCTCGCATACGGCGATGTGCTGCTCCGTCATGCTTATCGGCCTCCTCTCGCGGCCTTCTCCGCCTTCTGGCAGCGGGTGCAGAGGCAGCGTCCGAACTTGCGCTCGCTGTACCCTTTGATGTTCTCGGGCGTCCAGATGCGTCCGTCCTTTGCTCTGGTCTCGACGATTTGCTCTCCGCAGTCGTCGCAGAAGATGGCGTCCGGGTCATCGAAGTCCGGGGCGTCGTCCGGCTCCTCCGGCATACCTCCGACCTCGTAGCCGCCGTCGGCTCCGTCGTCCGGGATGACCTCTGCCGTCGTCTGGGCCGCCGGGAGGGCTGCTCTCGGTGCTCCCGCGCCCTCAAACAGCATCCCCATCGACTGCAAGTAGTTGGAGGCGACAGCCTCCTTGATTTCCGGGGCGTCGAGATTGGGGACGACGTGTGCGATGATGAAGGGCTTGCGAAGCTCCGGGAGGGAGTAGGTCGCCGCGAGACCGAGGGCTGCGCGGAGCGCCCGCATGAATGCCTTGCTTTCTGCCATCGCCGTCCGATGCGGGAGGAACCGCTTGTATTGGGCCTCCGTCATGCTCTCCTTTTCGGCTGCACAGTCGATTTCCTTAGTCGCCTTCATGAGGCGGAATCCGCCGGAAGGCTCCGGGACGCGGATGGTAACGGTGACGGCCACGTCGTAGCGGGCCGGGCAGGTGCCGCAGGCTTTGGGCTTCCCGACGGCGCGGGCCATGTCTACGCACC